CTGGCACGTTTCGTAGTGGTACGACGGCCACTGAGTTTACGAAGTTTGCTTACCCGATTAACATTGGGAATTCGAACTTGTTTCCGTGGGGTTCTACGACTTCTGTTAATTTTCAGGAGTGGGAGCCTAGCGGTATCTTGGTAGAGTTGAAGACCACGAGTTCTAATGCGACTCTCGACTTGGCGATGGGAGCGATGTTTTGTGCGGTCGATTACAATTCATTAGATCCTGCGCCTTCTTCGAAGAGGGAGCTCGAAAATATGGAATATGCTATGAGCCAGAAGCCTAGCTCTTCTATTGTTATGCCGGTGGAGTGTGCGCGTCAAAACACGCCACTAACCCATCTGTATATTTCACGTGATTTAGATTACCAGGGGGGGGATCAGCGCCTCTATAACCTTGGTGTTCTGTATGTTGGTAGTGAGGGTATTCCCGCTGAGGAGGCAGATATTGCCGAGATCTGGATTACCTATGACATTACCTTGTTTAAACCGATTCTGGGCAGCGAATTTTTGGTGGAGGCTGCGATTATTGATTCGTTTACTAATACGAACGATTTCCCTTTCACTAATGGCGTTGTCCGTTATGATCCGCATGGACTCATTGCCGAGACTAATTTGACGAGCTTTTCTTTTGAGATTAGCCCGCATGGCTATGGCAAGTGTTTTATGATGATTGTGAATAATGGAGCCACGTTGTCTGGAGCCACTATTAGTCCACTGTTGGACTTGTCAATTTCGGGTGGCATTGATTATATCTTTGCCTGTCAGATGTCGGGATCTGCTCCTGATGTTAACTCTGCTGCTTACTGTTATCCTTCGGGAGCAGACAGACCGTGTATAATGTTGAACACAGTAGGATTTGTGATGTTTAGGGTGCCTGATACACCGACTGCGCAAGTGGTTGTATCAATTGTGGATTGGGACACTCCGAACACTGGTTCCGCTAATGTTGGGAACATGTTTTTGTTGCGAATTCCGGATTTTGAGCAGGAGAGTCAAACGGGGGAATTACATGCCAAACTAGCCGCGCGTTCTGCTAATAGAGCGTGTCGAGTTGGACGAGCATTACCTCCGCAGAGGCCTTCTACTACAAAGGCGTTCGCTTCAAAACCGTTCACTAACCAGTCGTTAAAGACTGAGCGTGGCGACGAAAAGAGAAAGCAAACTCTTAAAAAACTCCGTGCTGAGCAGGAAACTCAGCCCGTGGATGTTATAACAAAAACTTTACCGGCCGAGATTAGTGGTGAAAAACCAGGCCTTAAGGAAATGGACGATCCGTCCTCAACGTCAAGCTCTGACGATGATGGTGGAATGGTTATTAGAACCTGCCCTGCAACTCATGTCAAAATACCAGACACTTATGTTACAACTAAGTGTTTTAGGAAAATGGCATGGTATGGGCATAGGTATCGAACGCTATCCTCAGTTATGAGCTCAGGTTGTTTGGACGGAGGTTCAACCACTAGCGAACAAGAGCGCAAGCGGAAGTTAGAAAAGCTACGAGGGAAGGCGATTGCCAACTTCGGGCCGGAATTTACCGCGCGACTCTTTGGGACGCCGACGAATGGGTAAGGATGGCTGCTCCACACTGCGAGGGGGCGGAAAGTATTCTTTCTTGTTCTCGGGTCTAAACCGGGACAAGTAGAGATACTTGCGCCTTTGCGAAGTGTGGAGGATCGACCCCCACCGAACCTGTTCC